TATCAAAGATACCATTGAAGATGAGCTTTCCGATGCTGTTATCCGTCTACTGGACTTGGCAGGTATGCGAAATATTTCTCTTGAAATTGCAACTAAAGAGATAGGTGATTGCATCGATGATATGGCAGAATCTTGCAAAGACGAAACATTCACAGAGTCCATTTATGCCATATCTACACTTCCTGTGAGATATGATGGTTTATATGACTTCCATACTACCATTAATGATATGGTACTGTCTATCTTCGGACTTGCCAAACATCTTGAGATTGACCTACTTTGGCATATTGAGCAGAAGATGAAGTATAATAAATTCCGTAATAAGATGCACGGGAAGAAGTATTAACCTTCATAACAAGATAAATATGATTAAATGGCTAAAGAAGAAATTCGGTATAACCGAATTGATTAACGAGCAAAAAAAGACAAATGATTTGCTCTTAAAAATATTAAGCGAAAGTGGTAAAACTGCCAATTCTGTTAGAGCATATAACCGTGCCTATCATATACAGGATTATTAACTCAAAACAATATAGAAAGGAATAAACATGGAAATAGTATTAAGAGACGGAACCACATTAGGTAGGCAATCATTCCGAATAAAATTGAAAGGACAAGAGTTTTTGATTCGTGAAGATGCGGACGGGCTATACATAAGTAAAGTGGGAAGTGATAAAGGTAAAGATGTTATTACCATTCAGCCCAAAGTTGCCAATTCAATAGTAATTGATTAATAACTAAGTAGATATGAATAGAATTGTATGTAAGGCAGGTATCTTAACTAAGACAATACGACTACTGCCATTTATAACAATTTACGCAAATCCCATAAAAGCCGGTTGGAAAGATTTTGCGATTGATATAGGATGGTTATGTTTCGCTATTGGAATGAGATTTAATAAACCCTCAAAATAAGATAGTAATGAATAATAATAGAGAAAAGAAACGCAAATATCCGGCAGAAGAGTGTAAGCCGGATATAACAGTGAATACGGGCAACCTTGATGAAATCATTGCCCGACAACGAGAGAGGGAAAAGAATCTGTATCCGGTCCGGATATCCGCTACTACGGTGATCTATGTTACCAAGAATAAGGTTACCCGGCAGTATGCAGAACAGTATAAACGTGATAAATTGATGAGGCTTAAATATGAGAGCAAGGAAAAAGAAAATACTTACTAAGAAAGTTTATTCGAGAGTTACCCCCGAAACTTATCGAAAGCTTGATGCGATAAAAAGCAAGTATGGCTTTAGCAGTGTATATGAGATTATCCAATCTTTGATTCATTGTTTTCTTCGTGTTGCTGACCCTGCCGGTGATGCACAAACAGAGCCTGTTCCTTATGATATAGAGGTAATGTTTGATGAGATGTCCCAAGCAGAGAAACACGTTGAGTTTAACAAACCTAAACGAAGAATCTCTCATAAATCTGTAAATGATGAGTAGGAATCCATATTATATTAAGATGATATCTTCGAAAGAATGGAAAAGGTTACGGCTGATGAAGCTGCGGAATAATCCCCTGTGCGAACAGTGTAAAAGCAATGGTGTGGTTGTGCCCGCTACAGAAGTGCATCACATCATTCCAGTTGAATCAGTGGTTAGCGAAAGCCAGATGTGTGCTTTGATGTTCCAATATAATAATTTGATGAGCTTATGCCATGCATGCCATTCAGATATACATAGACGGATGTTCAGTCATTCAAAGGAAGCCGTCAAAGCTAACCAACGTAGAGTAACAGAGTCTTTCATTGATAAGTATTTGAAGTAACAGGCAACCTTTCTCTTTTATTCTCCCCCGTGGAACAAAGTGTTAAAATTTTGTTCCACGGGGGAGTTTTTTTTCAAGGGCGGGCCTTCCCTCTGAAACCCACTCCTGCCTATAGAGGTACGCACGAGGTGAAAATATAGGGGGAGGGTATACCGGGGGAGGGTTTTAAAGATAAGTGCCACCCAGATACATTGATACGTAAGTTATGTACATAAATCGTGTGTATGAAACAGAAGAATATTGAGCGAAAACTAAAGAGTTTGATGAAAGAACAGAAAACTTACTCTAAGCCTATGGATTTGGCTATAGAGCAAGCATCCATTGTTTTGGCTCAGTGTGGAAAGCTCGGTGGAGAACTGGATGAGGCATCCGGAGTATTTGATGACAAGGACGGGAATAATCCCAATGTCCAGAAAATGTATCTCATGTTGAAGCTGAGTGAGCAGTCTCGGAAATGGCTCCGTGAACTGCATCTGACCTGTGACACGGCGGGAGCCTCCACCGAGGAAGACGCTATTTCCAAACTAATTAAAGATATGAAAAATGACAGACAAAAATGAATTAAGGAAACTAAAGGAAGATGCCCAGGAGAAACTCCGGGGGATAGACTTGTACAGGTATCATTTGGACAGGATAGACACCCGACTGAATGCGTATATTGAAAGCGTGACAGTCGACCCGGACGGTCATAACCTGTATGAGCTTCTTTCCATTGTACGCTTCTTCCGCCTGATGGATACCTATTTGTTCAAGATAGGCGAGGTAAAGAAGTTCATTGTATTTTATGAGAGCCTGCAATTTTCGGGGTTGAACGGGCGTACCCGGTATAAGCTCACTCCTATACAGGTGTTTCAGTTTGCCAATATCCTTGGCTTTTACAAGACGGAGGAAAAAAGGCTGATCCGTGATGCTCTCCTGTTCGTACCCCGTAAGTATAGCAAGACTACTTCCGTCGCTTCACTGGCTATTTATGACCTTCTGTTCGGAGATGCGAACGCTCAATCTTATGTAGCTGCCAATAACTACAACCAGGCACAGATATGTTTCAGTGAAATCAAGGAAATCCTTAAATGTCTTGATCCGAAATTCCGGCATTTCAAGATAAACCGTGAGCAGGTGTTCAATAAGATGCAGGGAAAGACCTCGTTTGCCCGGTGTCTTGCCAGTAATGCGGATAAGTTGGACGGACTGAACGCCTCTATGGTCATACTGGACGAATACTCGCAGGCTGACAGTGCGGCGCTCAAGAATGTGCTAACCTCCTCTATGGGAGCCAGGGTAAACCCTCTCACCGTGGTCATTACAACGGCCAGCGATAAATTGGAAAGTCCATTCGTGGACATGCTGGAATCGTATAAGGCCGTTCTTCGCGGAGAGATTGACAATGACTTCATATTCGCGCATATATTCGAGCCCGATGTGGACGACGCGGAGGATGATCCCCGTACATGGAAAAAAGTCCAACCACATCTTGGCGTTACCGTGCAAGCTGATTACTACGAAAACGAATACAGGAAAGCTCAAATGAATGCGGATGACATGATGACTTTCCGGACAAAGCTATTGAATATGTTCGTGCAGAACACGGGAAAAATCTGGTTTACTTCCTCTGAGGTTGAGGCTATGTCCCGCAACGATGATGACTTGTGTTCTTTGAAAGGCCGTCCCGATGCGATGGTAGCCGTAGACCTATCGGTGTGTGATGACTTTAGCGCGGTCAGCTATACGGTCTACATGCCGGATGTCAGAAATTTCCACGTGCATACTGATTATTACTTTCCGGAAGGCGCATTGAAGGAACATCCTAACAGGGAACTGTACAAGAAATGGGCGGATGCCGGGTACCTGAGACTTCTTCCGGGAAATGTAATAGACTATCGCCTGATAGCGGATGATATCAACCGTCGTAACCGGGAACAGTTATGTATCCTTGCCATAGGTTACGATCCTTATAAGAGCTTGGAATTTGTGAACATCATGTCTGCTTCAGGAGCTAAGAAAGTGCTGACTCCCATCAGTCAGACATACGGTGCATTCACAAGTCCCGTGGAGAGTTTCGAGATATCCGCCAAGACCGGGCACGTGACCTTTAATGACAACCCGATAAACTGGTATTGCTTCGGCAATGCGGTAATTGACGAAGATAAGCTGGAGAATCGTAAGCCAGTCAAAAGAAGCCAGAATACGAAGATAGACGGTGTGATCACTGCGGTGATGACTTTTTATTTATATAATAACTACGAGCGATGAATTTGAAATTTTGGGATAAAAAGGAACCGGCGAAAGTACCGGAGCCGATGAAGGAAAGGAGCTACTTTGAAACGGTAGCCGAAACCGGTATGGCATCGAGGATGTTAGAGGATGTTCGCCCGACAGTATCGGGGCCAGAAACAGCGATGAAGTTGGCGACGGTTTATCGCTGCGTGTCGATATTGAGCGGAAGTATCGCCTCACTCCCTTTGCAGCTGCTAAGGAAAAAGAATGGCGTGTTTATGGTGGACGAAGATAACCCGGTCAATTACCTGTTGTCGCTCTGCCCTAATGGCCGGCAATCCGCTTTTGAAATGATACGGAATGCCATTATAATGATGAATAATCAGGGGAATGCTTACATCTATCCGGATTGGAGAGGTGGGGAACTTCAGTCCTTGACCCTGTTGACCCCTGGAAGCGTCAGCTATGACAAGCTGTTGAATATCTATCTCGTAAATGATCCGGTCAATAACATCTATGAAACATTGGAAGCCGATGAAATCATTCATTTGCGCAATCTTTCCCTGGATGGTGGATATACAGGCGTTTCAACGATCCGTTATGCTGCCAGCACCATGAACATATCCGCCAGTGCCAATTATCAGAGTGAACGCAACTTTCGCCCCGGAAATACTTACAAGGGGTTTATCAGTGGAAATTCCGACGAGACCACAAAGGGATATACCCAATACGTGGAAAGTCAGTTGGAAGATGCCGCCGCTCGCTTTCGTCAGGAATTGCAGTCCGGGGAAACAATCACTTACCTGCCCGGGCAACTGAAATTCAATACTCTCTCGATGTCTCCCGCTGATATTCAGCTGCTGGAAATTATGAAATTTACAGTACTTGAACTCTGTAGGTTCTACGGCGTGCATCCGGATATGGCGTTCGCCGGGCAAAGCCAGAACTACAAGGCCAGCGAGATGAGCCAGGTGCAATATATGACCGGAACCCTACAGCCGATTTTGAGGCAGGTTGAGAATGAATTCTTCATGAAACTCATTCCCCGTAGAGTGGCAAGCAAGTATCGTATCCGGTTTGATATTGAGTCTTTCTACCAGACTGATTTGGAAACCATCGCCACTTTCTACGAGAAACAAATACTGAACGGGTTGTCTACGGTGAACGAATTGCGGGCAAAAGCGGGGAAAGCGCCTGTTCCCGGTGGTGATGTTGCTATGATCAGTTGTAACGTTCAACCTATCATTGGAGCGGAACGTAAGGATGGAAATGTTAAAAATGAAAATAATTCCGATAAAGTGCCACCCACGAACGGGGATAAATCGGTAGGGTAAAAGAGGTAGATATGGAAAAACTGGAAATTAGAAGTTTTGGCGGTGACGCGTCGCCAAAGTTGGTTAATGAAAGAGGCATTGAAGGGTATGCAGTTACCATCGGCCAGGAAAGCAAATATATGTATGATCCCGTTTTACGGAAATGTTTTATTGAAATTATCGAGCCGGGCGCAATTACGGAAGAATTGATCCGCACAAGTGATATCCGTGCCCTGATTGAGCATAACGGGGAACGTCTGCTTGCACGCAGCAGGCAGGGACAGGGTTCGCTCAGTCTTCGCCTTGATGGATATGGCCTGGGGTATAGCTTTACCGCTCCGGGAACCCCGGACGGTGAATATGCGGTCGAAATGGTGAAAAGAGGCGATCTGTTCGGTTCCTCGTTCGGTTATTGGACTGATGAAAAGAAGAATGTTACCTGGTTAAAACGCTCGGATGGGATTTTGCTTCGGAAAGTCCATAAAATAGACATTATCCGTGAAGTCAGCATCGTTGCAAATCCGGCCTATATGGGTACTGCTGTCAATGTACGCAGCATAGAAAGTTCTTTTGAACCCTCTGAATATAAGCAAGAAGTAGAAGAATTGAGAAACCTAATTAAAATTTAAAAAGATGAACAAGAAAGAAATCAAGAAATCTCGTGCCAGAATCGCAGAGATTAACACCCGTCTGGGTGAAATGGCCGACATGCTGGAAACCCAGAAAAGAGGTCTTACTAGTGATGAAATCACAGAAAAGGACGCTCTTATCCAGGAAAAGGAAATACTGCAACTCAGAATGGAGAGGGCCATTGCCGGTGTCCAGATTCCCGAACAGGAAATGAAGGCGGAGGCTGTATTTGCCGGTGCCGTCGCTTCATTCGTGCATAATCGTTCGTTGCCGGAAGGTTGCGAAGGTGTTATGAATGGAAATACCATCGAAGTCCCTCTGACACGTGCCGATACTATTCAGGATAGTTCTACGGTAACACCGCTTATCCCCTTGACTATTGGTGAAATCATTCAGCCACTGGAAAAAGGCTTGATTTTGGATAAGGTAGGATGTAAAATGCAATACGGCCTTGTCGGTGATTGGGTGTTACCTGTTGTTGCAGGTATTGAAGCCACTATTGAGGACGAAAACGCGGAGGTGGCCGACACTAAGATTGACATTACAAAAATCAAGCCGTCTCCCAAGCGTGTTTCCCTGGCTATTCCGGTTTCTAACCGCGCCATCGACCAGAGCAATAACGCCCTTCTAGAAATTGTGCGTACACAAATGGTTATGGGTTTGCAACGCTTGTTGAACAAGTGGATGTTCCAGACGACCAAGATCACAAGTAAGGCTTCCGACGGATGCTATGTCACAGCGGCGGCGGCTCCGGTGGTTACTACTGCTGCCGGTGTTGGTTTCTCCTGGAAAGATGTCATTGCGCTGAAAGGTGCAGTTATGAAAACCGGTGTCGTTTTTGATGGTACGGCGGCTTATGTCTGCTCTGCCACAACTTATGCGGAACTGGAAGCTACTCCCAAGGATGCCGGTAGCGGACTTATGATTCTTGAGAATGGTAAAATCAACGGTTATCCGGTGTTCATGACCGAATACATTGGCGACGGAGTACTTGGTTTCGGTATCTTTAACTACGAACTTGTAGGGCAATTCGGAAAAATGCACATGATTGTAGACCCTTATACCGGTGCAAAGAAAAACCTCATCTACTTCGTGCTGAATACTGATTTTGACATGCTCGCCGTTCGTACGGAGGCATTTGCTATTGCGAAGAAAACGCCTAAGGCGTAAGTTTAACCGGGCGGGTGTATTCCCGCCCACTTTCATAAAGCTGCATGGAATTATACGTGACACTTGAAGAGGTAAAGAAATCAATACCCGGTTATGTCGATTATGGTAAGGATGATGATCGTCTGACGAGGCTTATTAAAGCCGCTCAAAGTAATCTTGAAAAAAGGTTGCAACGGTCATTAACTGACGAGGGTTGTTTGAGCGATGAAGGGAATTTAGATGAGGCTCTGCGCACGGCTATCATTGTAAAAGTGGCTACGCTGTATGATACCACTTCGGAAATATCCTACGCACGCCCTTATAATACCGGAATCGTGGAAGACCTGATTACCCCGTTCATTAAATTCAGGGGAGGCGGTGAAGTATGATGCCGCGTGAAGTGATTTCCTTCCAAAGGGCGGAGACGGAACGTTCAGATAGCGGCCAGAGGGTGAAAAAATGGAAGCCCGATCCCGTTTTAACAAACATCCCGGCCGAACGCCGTAAACGAAAAATTTCCAATGATGTGACCTTGAACGCAAAGGAGGAATTTATTGATCTGAGTATTACTTTCTGGATGAGGTATGACGAGTCTATAACGGATAACCTTCGAATTATCTATAATGGTCAGATTTATAGAATACTGGACATAGACCGTAAATTTCATGATAATTCCTGCCTGATAACCTGTGTAAAAGTAAACGACTGATGAAGGAAAATTTGATAAAAGTCACGATTATAAACAAGCAGGCTCTTGATGCTTTGACCGCCGGTTTATCCGGGATAGACAAGGATTCCGCCATAAAGAGCGGTTTAAGCAAGGGCGGTGAAGTTATCAAAAGAGGTGGAATGGAAAGATTGAAGAACCGGATGCGTGCCGGCCCGGGAGGTAAAACCGGCAATCTGCTTCGTTCATTCACTGTACGGGTTAAAAGGAACAAACCGGGAGTGCTCGCAGGTTTTAAAAAAGGGAAAAAGGGCGGAAACCATTCGCACCTGGTCGATTTGGGAACAGTAGAGCGTATGCGCAAGCATAAAAGCCGGAAGCGTGGCGGGAAAGGAGGACGTACGGGAGCGGCTACCCCTAATTATTTTTGGAATGATACAAATGATCTGGATAAGGAGAAGGCCATGGTCGAGATCAGGACGGGGATAGCGGAGTTTGTGGAAAAAGTTAAAGCGAAATGTGTATGAAATTGCATGATTACGAGATAGAGCAAGAAATAATCGGTATCCTTCTTGATTCCGAAGAATTGAAAGCCCTGATTGATGACAAGATATTCCCGGTATACATTGATGAGGGAACAACGGGCGATGCTGTGTATTATGATAGCGAATTGACCGACCCGATAGACTGTAAGATGGGGAATGTTACAAATGTCATGCATTTTTATATTTGCGCAGTGAGCAGCACTATGGATAATTCCAACAGGATTATCGGTATTATCCAGGATGTATTGGAAGGTGAATTTACTAACCCATGGATGCGTATCAGGGCTGTCGGAACTGTTAAGGAACGGTCTGACTCCAAATATGCCAAGACAATGGATTTTTTAATAGAATGGTAATATTTAAATTTTTAAATTATGGCAGACAAGAAATTAGATTCAAGCAAAGACATCTTTAGAGGTGAGCTTATGCTTTTTATCGGGGAGGACCCGGTAGCGTTCGGATCAAGTGCAGGGCTTGATATCAGTACTGAAGAGTTGGACATCTCTAATAAGATGATGGGTAACTGGGCCGGTTCCCTGGCAGGGAAGATGAGTTTCACCATTTCCAGTGAATCGCTCTTAACCCGCAAAGAGGGTGCCTTAAGCTTTGATACTCTACTTGAAAAACAGATTGCGGGTGATCCTCTTGACTTCTTCTTTGGTAGTGCGAAAGCATCCGATCAGGATAATTTCGGCGGCACTTTTGAAAAAGACGATAAGCAGGTCAATTATACCGGAAAAGTGATTATTACTTCCCTATCCATCAAGTCAGATAACGGTCAGATCGTTTCTGTGAGTGCGTCTTTTAAAGGTGTGGGAGCTTTGACACCGGTTAAGCCTACTACTTAACCTCAGGAATAATTAAAATTGAAGCGTATATGAAATCAGGTCTGTTTAATAACATCGGTACACTTATACCTATTACTGAGAATACAGGTAAAAGGGCGGTTAACGCACGTGATTTGCATGGATTTCTGGAAAGTAAACAGGACTTTTCAACTTGGATAAAGGCACGCATTGACAAATATGATTTCGTTGAAAATCAAGACTATCAAGTTTTCCATAATTTTATGGAAAACTCTAAGGGTGGGCGTCCACTTATCGAATATGCCCTATCTATTGATATGGCGAAAGAATTGTCCATGGTGGAAGGAAACGAAAAAGGGAAAGAGGCGAGACGATATTTCATCGCCTGTGAAAAGAGATTAAACTCTCTATCCGTTCCTTCATATCAAATATCCGACCCTATTAAACGGGCTGAGGCATGGATTGAGGAAGAGAAGAAGCGTCAACAGCTTGCACTGGAAAACGGTATGCTGAAACCTAAAGCGGAATACTTTGATCATCTTGTGGAAAGGAAGTTGCTGACTAATATTCGTGATACAGCAAAACAGATAGGACTCTCTCAAAAAGCATTCGTGTATTTGCTTATTGAAAACAAATTTGTTTATCGTGACTTGAAAAAGAAACTCAAGCCTTATGCAGAGCATACACCGCTATATTTCGAAATGAAAGACTTCGAGAAAAACGGGCATGCCGGTACACAGCTTTTGGTTACTCCTAAAGGAAAAGAAACTTTTAGGTTGATGTGGGGGAAGTGATGTTTTGTTTAACAAATGCGTAAGGGCGGTCAAATGATGGCCGCCTTTTTTAATATGAATAGCTTATGAATTTGGATTTATTTCTTTTTTGTGCAGGCGTTGCACTCTTAATTTTAGTTCTTGTAGCCGTGTGTGATGTGAGTGTAGAAGGTAATAAAAGGCCGGAACCGTCCCATATACCTGCACCCCCAAAATCTAATCCGGTACCAAGGATAAAGTTTCAGCGGTTTGCCGTAAAATCAATGATACGCTGGGAACAGATGCGGGGAAAATCATTTTCACAGATAGATTATGCGGATAAAGAAGATATGGAATCTCTACTTTATGTCATATACATCACCAGTGATAAGCCTGGATATACTTTTGAAGTCTTCCGGCAAGTAATGGCAGATGAACGGTTCATGAATGCTATGTCTTCCGATTTGGGAAGAATTATGGAGATTGTGGCTCAATTTCAAAAGAAGATTGTACCTGACCTCGGTAGTACCGAGGGTAGCCCTGAATACATAGGTAATATTGTATCTGCTTTGATAATGGCAGGGTTGGATGCTCATTATGCTTTGAATGAAATGGAGTTGTGCGATCTACCTCTTTACTTGGAGGCTTACGAGAGAAAGCGTAAGGAAGAAATGGAAAGTTCCCGCATGTGGACGTACTTCACTATGCTGCCTCATATTGATGCAAGGAAGATGAAAAACGGTGCCCGGGACCTGATTATATTCCCATGGGAAGAAGAAGAGATGAGAAAAGAAGCTGAACGGGCTATCAGGGAAGACGCGGCCCGGTTTGAAGAATTTATGAAAACTAAAAAAACAGATTATTATGGCGGGTAAATTGAGTTTCAGTATTGCAATTAATCTCTTGACGGAGCAATTCAAGAGAGGTGTCAATCAAGTGAAGTCCGCATTCAAATCAATGCAGATGCAGATATTGACCTTTGCGGCTGCATTGGGTGCCGGTGGCATTGGCTTGAGCAATTTTGTTTCCCGGTTCATTGATGTTGCCCGGGAAACCAATCGAGTTACTACTGCTTTGAAAAACGCATCGGGTGGAATGGCCCGGTATGCGGATAACCAACGGTATCTATTGGACCTGGCAAAAAAATACGGGTTGGAGATTAATGCTTTGACGGCTAATTATGCTAAGTTTACAGCCGCCGCGTCCATCTCCGGTATGTCGATAATGGATCAGCGCAAGGTCTTTGAATCTGTTTCCCGGGCATGTACGGCCTTTAGCATGAGCGCGGACGATAGCAATGGTGTCATGCTTGCGCTCTCCCAAATGATGAGTAAGGGTAAGATTAGTTCAGAGGAACTCCGCTTGCAGATGGGTGAGCGCCTTCCTGTAGCGTTACAGGCGATGGCAAAAGCTGCCGGTGTTTCCATAAGTGGACTTGACAAGCTGATGAAGGAAGGCAAGCTTATGAGTGCGGACGTACTTCCTAAATTTGCCGAAGCACTTAACGAGATGATTCCCGATATTGATACGGATAACCTGGAAACCTCTGTAAACCGACTAAAAAATACCTTTACGGAACTGGTAAATAGTACCAGTGTACAAAGCTCTTACAAGTCCCTTATTGACTGGCTTACGGGTGCAATTTCATCCGCTGCCGAGAATATCGAGAATATAGTTCTCGGAACCTTGGCACTTATAACGGGTAGTGTGGTTAACCATGCTGCGAAATGGTGGGCAAGCATATCTTCCACCACATCCATGATAGAGGCGAATGTCGCTAAAAGTAACGCTGTGCTGGTACAGGCTACTCAACAGCGTATTGCCGCAGAGGTAGCATTGGAACAGGCAAAAACGCAGTCTGTTATGGCTGAGGCTAACGCCCGTGTAGCACTTGAAAAGGCACTTCAAAAAGAGAAGATGGCATCGGATCAAGTTGCCTATGCAGAGCAAAAGGCAGCAGACGCAAAGAAGATAGTTGATGCGCAGTCCACGGCTAAGGCTATGTTGAAAGCCACAAGGGAACGTGTAGCCGCAGAAATAACATTAGAAGCCTCTAAAGCTGAGGTTATCGCTGCTCAGAATGCCAATCTACAAGCGCAGACATATAACGATGCTATTGCAGCACGGGAAAGACTGGCTATAGCACAAAAGAATTTTGCCAGTGCAGAGAAGACACTTGCGGAAAGGACTGCTAAAGAGGTTGCTGCGGCGGAAGCTGCTAAAGTTGCAGCCGCAGAAGCAGCCGCGGTGAAATCACAATCGGCTTGGGGAAGATTTTGTAATGTAACCAAAGTTGCCGTGGGTAAGCTTGTGTTACAAATAAAAGCATTGTGGGCGGCATTTAAACCGATGATTATTGTTACTGCCATCACTGCGGTTATAGGAAAACTTTTTTTAATGTATAAAGAGGCTAAACGTGTTCGGAATATATTCTCTGATTATAAAAAAAGCCTTCTCTCAGCAGGTGTTACTCAAGAGATAACTCGTATGCAGGCTTTAGCAAAAATAATGAATGATCGAACAAAAAGTCAACAAGCTATTAATACAGCACAATCCGAGTTACAAAAAATGCTTGGAGTAGAAAATAAATCGCAAGAGGAACTAAATAAACTGGTAAAAGATAGAGTTGGGCTGTTGAAAGAAGCGGCTATCGCCGAACACGCCTTTAATACTGTTGGGGAATATACAGAACGGAATGCTAAATTAGCTGGAGATATCGGTTTAACTACAGCCCAAATGGATAGGCTTGCTAAATTGTATTCAGGTCGAGAAACTTCTGAAAGGAATCGCTTTGCATATCAAAATGCTATAGCCGAAGAATTAGAATTGAATGGCAACTTAAATAGAGGCATTTCTATTTCAGATGTAAGCAATGCGCTGGAAAAATACATTCTAAATGCATTAGTTATTAGTGACGCTACTCAAAGAGCTGGGGAGCATTTAACCAAGGCAACTCCAACAAGAAATGCCAATGAAGGCGATGAGAAGTCCGTTCTTCAAAAGCAGCAAGAATCATATAGAAAGCAGTATGAGGAATTAGGCGCAGAACTGGAAATAGGCAAGATCACTCAGGCGGAGTACAATAAAGCCCTTGGAGAGCTTAACATAAAAATGTTTACGCAGGCCAAAGGAACCGGAGATAAAGAAGTTTTGGAAAGTGAATACTTTAGAAATCTCAAAACTGCCGCTGAAAAAGCTATCGCCAATCAGGATAAGAATGCCGCTCTGGTTGAATTTGAAAAAGTTCAGAAGGATTATAATGCCAAGGTGCGGGAGGTTCAGCAACAGCAAGCCAAAGGTCTTGCTTCTCAAAAGAAATTGGACGAAAGTATCATTTCCCTTTCGATTGAGGCCGCAAAAAGTGCCGCAGGAATCAAAGGAATTGGAAAGGAGGCGGATTTATTTATTGCGGTGATGCAGCTTAATGCAAAGCTACTTTCATCTCCAATAAAAATGAAGTCTCGTGATACAACGTTTGATTATAAGAAATCGAGTGCGGATATAGCCTCTGAAAATCTTGATAAAGCTAAAGAATACGCTGAAAAACTAAAAGAGCGTTACAGAGAGTTAGGGCAGGAAATTTCTGACGAAATAGCCAATGGAATAGCCAATGTTCCCACATTGGAAGATGCTCTCAAGTTGGCACAAGTGCGGGAAGATATAAAATCGTTCAGTAAAGAACTGAACGAAGGCTTATATTCCAGGATTAAGGATGTAGCCAGCAGTTCCGACCGAATGGTCAGTTCTTTTGAGAGTCTCCGTGATGTCATGAATGATGTAGATGCGTCCGGTTGGGAGCGTATCATGGCTGTCTGGAATGCAATAACAAATACCATTGATGGGCTTATGAGCATTATTAAGACCATTGAGACATTAACGGAATTGACCAATAAATTAGCCAGGGCAAAAGAGGCAGAGGCCGCGATTGATAAAGTCGCTTCGGATGAAAAAGTAGCCAATGCTGCAAAAGGTATTGCTGCCACTATCGCCGAAACCCAGGCAGAAAAATCCGCGGCTACTACCGAGGTAGCCGCCAACACTGCTAAGGGAGCAAGTGCTGCTGGTGCGAGTGCTGCAAAATTACCTTTTCCGTGGAATATTGTTGCCATTGGCGGTGCCATTGCCGCAGCTATAGCTGCTTTTGCCGTAATCCCTAAGTTTGCAGGCGGCGGCATTGTTACCGGTGGTCCATCTTCGGGTGACAAGATTCTAACCCGGGTGAATGCCGGGGAAATGATTTTGAACGGTAGGCAGCAATCTAATTTGTTCGAGGCTATCAATTCGGGTAAAATAGGTTCTTCGCAAGGGCAATCAGTTCATATCGGGTTCGATAAGGTGCGTGGTTCCGATATCTATCTCTCATTGAAAAACTATATGAAATCAACCGGAAAGAAATTATGAGCTATAGTTTGATTTACACAGTTCCTTTCGCCACGCTGGATAATATTCCTTGTGTGGTGGAAATCGAAAAAGATGGATACGAAGGTACACCGACGGAGTTAACCGCTGGTGCTACCCCGTTTACAGTAGATATAGAGGGCGAAGAGTTTCTTTACACACCTACCCGATTTTCAACAGCAAAATTGCAGGTTGTCGGTAATGATTACCTGCAAACCTTGTTTTCAACAGAATACCGGCAATATCGGGTAACATTCAAGAAAGCTGGTGCTATAACTTGGTGCGGTTTCATCAAGCCGGAACTCTATACACAAGATTACGCATCAGAGACATTCGTCCTGGAAATAGAATGTATATCCGCTATGTCCGTACTGGAATTTATAGACTATACGATTGAAGGGAAAAGTAAGGAATTTGTTTCTATATGGCATTTATTACAACGGTGTATTTCTACAGCTTCCGGACAATATAATTCTGTCTTTATCCCTCATGTGTATGCATCCAGCCAGGAAGCATATTCTACGGAAGAGAATGTGCTTGCCAGTATGACACTGAGTGAACAGGATTTCTTCGATGAAGATGATAAGCCAATGAAGTTAAAGGAAGTTTTAGAGGAGGTTTGTAAATTCCTTAACTGGACCTGCACCGATTGGAAGGGTGATCTTTATTTTGTCGACGTGGATCATACAGAGATATATCATAAGTATGATGTAACGCTTGAGAATAGTATTGATGAACGGGTGAATGAGTTGCTTGTGCAGGATATTGGTTTTGCGGGTTCTAACCACTCTCTTGACGTCCTGCCGGGTTATAATAAAGTAACTGTGAAATGCAGTAATTATATTATTGGTCAGATACTGCCAGACGAAGATTTTAATAATTTGAAAGAACTATCAACGGTTGACAACACGACATCTGACAATAAAAAAGTATGCCGTTCGACATATTTATACCCAAATGAATGGAATTGTTTATTGTATAGAGATGGAATTGTTGTTGGGAATGATATGCTGCCTTCTATTAAGGATGTAGCTCCATCACTGTATGGGGCAATGCTGATGAAATATTGTATTTATGAACAGGAAAAAGATGTGAATGGAGTTTGGCAACCTACGATTCATGATTATTCTTTTATAAACACTATACGGGTGCGTTATCCAATAAAAGGCACTCCTGGAGCGTTCAATATCAACAATTATAAGGTGCTTACCTTTAAAGGTGCATCTGCAACGTATATGGATTGCGCTCTCGGGATTAATGCTACAGCAAAGGCTATCAAGGACGACGATATGTTGCCGTGGGGGAACAGTGCCGCCGGATATGATAAAGAAGCAATAAGATGCCAGATACGTATTGGTAATGAATACTACGGCAACCATTTCGGAGATCAATTTTACGGTTTTACATGGGCAGAAGATCCGCAGAATTTTGTGATATTGGGTTTTGATAGCTGGAATAATGACGGGAAGCTTGAATGGCTCACCATTCCTAACGGTAAGACTTTGAATATGCCTTATAATGGGCTGAGCGGCTTCATAGTTCCTATCGATCGACCTATATCGGGAGACTTTGAATTTAGCTTATTGGTTATTCCTCGCCCTGGAGATGGAGAGCGGGGAGATAGAACAGGGATTATAATCAAAGATTTTAGTGTAAAAATTCAGAATAAAGATAGTATCTCAAAAGAGAACAATAGTTCTGATCGCACCTATGAAAACGTTCTCAATGAAAATTATATCAACGAGCTGGACGAGATCGAGTTTAAAATATCCTCCTATAATGACGATGGAGCCTGTTACAGTAAGGTAATGTTAGGCGATGACTATTTAAAGGATAACCTTTATAACTGCATCCTTGATGACACTATCCGGCCGGAGGAAATGATGATCACCCGTTGCATCAATCATTATAGTGCCACCCGTATTAAACTTACCCAGGAAATAAAAGAGCGTGCGGATTTATCTCCGATAACAAGATTGTCCGACACTTTTTTGGTTGGTAAGAAATTCATTAACGCCGGTGGCTCCATAGATTATAAGATGAACCGGTTTGAATGCATTATGATTGAAGTATGAGGAAAGTAGCTATAATATCATCCACCGCACCGGCAAAGCCCAGATCGGAGAAATATCCGGTTGGGGCTTCCGTGACGCGTACAAGTGGCGGCTCCACTGTTATTCAGGGTGGCGGTGAAGGTGTCGATATCGTGAAAAAGGATGATATCAAATCGTTGACGGATAAGAATGTGATGTCTTCGCTTCGTGTTCTGGCTGAGTTTATCAGTAAGAAAGATGACAGCGAAGTAACGGCTATAGTTAATTACCTGAAGGGGATAAAAATTGGTGGAGATTTAATAGATCGCCTACTTCTGAAAAAAACAGAAGTAGAGGAATTATCTGATACGGACGTAATGTCCGCACTTCGAGTGTTGGCTGAAATAACGGCAAATAACGAGGCTTTAAAGAATATTTTTTTATCTAAGGTAGAAAAAGACACCGCCTCCGGTCACATCACTCTGTCCAATGGAAGTACAGTGGAAAATGGTTTGATAGTTCGCCTTCCGAAACAAAATACCCCGGCCGCTTTAATGTCTTGTTTGCTTGAAGAGGATATCGACACGCTTATCGAAGAGGATGAAGACGCCATCGTAGAAGTTGCCCCGGCGGAAGCCAGCGGTGACCTTACTCTTGGTGGCCTTATTAATGTCGATCCTTCTTTTGATACCCTTCCCAATGATGTCTATTCGCTAGAAATGTGTGACGGAACCCTTTATCCCAAGCAAGGTGGCGGTCTTGTCATCGGTGATACAGCAGGTACTGCATATGATGGTGGAGCAGGTGCCGCATTGGAGCAGTTGGTAAGGGAGCTTGCGGGCGGTGCAGGTACCATGTACAGCGTATATATCCGTAATAATATGCCTTCTTTAGGATTTGCAGCACAGTATGGTGAAGAATGTGTGCTTGACTTTACCTTCGTCTCACAGTATCGGGATGACATCAGCGAGCCTTATAAACCGACCGGAGAATTGGGACTCTGTACCATCATGGTGAAGAACTCGAAGTATGTTGACTTTACTGTAGTCAAGCAAATGGAAATATCCTCCAATGTCTCCGTCAAACAAGATGTCTCTGAATGGTTGACCAGCGGCAGCAACAATATCAAGATTACCATCAAGGGGGAAAATACCGACCAGACAACGGCGCCTGTTACCTATGTGGTTCAGCTTACTTCTCTTGGCGTGAGTGCCCCTAACTTCGCCTGGTGGACGGCATTCTCTGGAGATATCGCCATCCCGATGATCGTTAACGGTAATATCAGCAAGACGCTGCATGTGACTGTCACCGGTGATGATTATAACCAGAGCTACAGCCAGAATCTTGGAACGGCCGTATATCTGGATACTCCTTATATCTATACGCTTCCGCATCCGGGAACTACCGGTGTGTATAATGTGAGTTTCTACTTATCCAATTCAGATAATACCATCCAGACAAAGGCGGTTTCAATTAGTATCATGTGTATCTCTTCTGGTGAAGCCGTGAAGTTGATGTGCGTGAATAACGTGGCTGACCTTCTTACCAACTGGCAGGATAACATTGTTTTCAATTATGCTATCTATGACGGTTCTGCCGCTCAAACGGATGCGCTGTTCTCCATCATGAAAGACGGTATGGAGGTGTATAGCTCGGAGAATGATACTATCGTGACGAATGCGAAGAATACTCTCACTTATCCGATGGAGGTTGATACGGATGATGATGCTAACTTTGATGTGGTTGTGTCTGTGACCAGCGGCAACAATAACCTGATTGATCCGATCACGCTGAATGTGAATAACTCCCTCGGATACTCGGCCACTGCCGGAGCTGCACTCTATATTAATCCCCGTACGCGCAGCAATTCACAATCCAACAGTCGCAGCATAGTTAATGAGGTGGATAAGTCTGTTATCCCTGTAATTTGGAATAATTTTAACTGGGGCAATGACGGATGGGTATCTGATGGTGATGGCGTTAAAGTATTGAAAATCTTTGCCCGCAGTTCCGCGGTGATAGATTATCAGCCGTTTGCTGTGGAAGCGGCGCGTAGAGGAAAGACTATTGAGGTTGATTTTAAGGTGGAGAATGCTTCGGATGCCAGCAAGAACATTATTACTATCGCTGAGGGAAATGTCGGCCTGAAAGTATCCGGTGAGAATATCTCTTTCTTCTCCCAATCGCGACATGATAGCACCACACAGGATGTCCCTACTGACAACGGTGTACGTATGCGCTTGACAGTTGTAGTGATGCCTGATGCCTACGGAAATGCAGGGTTTAATATCGTCGCCATCTATATCAACGGAAAGAAGAACCGGCAGTACGCTTATGAGAGCAATGACTATTTCAAAAACGCCGGAAAGATAACGTTGGGCAATGACTATGCCAACCTCTATCTTTATGGGTTACGCGTGTATGATTCGGCTCTAACTTCGGAAGCCGTACAGAAGAATTATATCAATCAGCTGGTGACTACCGATGAGAAACAGACAGAGAAGAGCATCAATCAAGTGCTGGATGGTGAAGGTGTGAATATTGACTTCAATGCTACGAAGATGCTATACAATGTATTCGTGGTTGATAAGCCTTTCCCTAACCTGAATAACCCTTCAGGCGTGGCGGGTAATCTGGAAGTCTTCTTCAAGGATAAACCGGAAAGGAACTTCACGCTCACCAATCTGTTGGTGGAAGGCCAGGGAACTTCATCAAAGAAATATCTGGAGTGGAATATCCGCTTCAAGATGAAGGGATTGAAAGATGCTGAGGGTAATAAGATAAACTCCATCGCCACGTATGCCGACGGGACTACCGATAAGAACAAGGTGCTCATGTTTGATGGGGTGCCGAAGTCCGGACGTCTGACGGCTAAGAAGAACTGGGCGTCTTCAATGCAAGACCATAAAGCCGGAAGTGTGGCCGCCTATAATGACCTGTATAAAGAGATAGGCATGAAGAACGAGGCGATGATTGCCGACCCGCAGATACGCGTTGCCGTCTATCAGGAGCCGTTTATCGGTTTTTCCAAGTCCGTGAATGAGGAAGGGCAGGACGTGTACACTTGCATGGGAGAATTTACGTTTGGTCCGGACAAAGGGGATGACCTTTGCTTTGGTTATGATACGGAAGCTTTCCCTGCCTTGCTATCCGTAGAAGGTTCGGACAATGCTCCATTAGGTGCGCTTTTCCGCGTACCTTGGAATACGCAGAAATCGTATTGGGCGTATAATCCAGATGAAGAAGCTTTCCAATATAACAATACCAACTGTTGGGATTTCGATGCCGGTGAACTGAACGCCGATGAAACAGAACCGTTGTCTGCGCAGAAATGGATAGATGCGTATAATGCCGTATATGTCTGCAATAACCGTATCAGACCATTCAATGGAACACTTGCCGAACTGAATGCCTCCATAGTTGAATATCGTAGTACAGGTTATGAGTATTGGATTGCCAAGTCCGGTGATGCTAACCTCTATAATCTCTATTACTACGAGGCGGCGGAAGGGAAGTTCATTCCTTCCGACATTGGGAACGGCCAGATCAATCTAAAAACGCAGTTGGCTGCATACCTTGCATCCGATCTGTCCGCATTTACAGCCGACCAGTTAAATGAGCTGTTCATCAATTCCAGAAAGCAATTGTTCCGGGCGACTGTGCCAAATTACTTCGACATCAACGACGCTGTATTCCACCATAATTTCGTTGAGTTCACTGCCGGAACCGACCAGCGGGCGAAGAATACTTATCCGTATAGCTTCTGCACGACAGGAAGCAAGTGGCGCTGGCGGCTGGATGATGCTGATACCATCTTTCCTATTGATAACCAAGGACAGGACCGCAAACCCTATTGGTGTGAGATGCATGATTATTACGACAACGGTCAGCCAATTTGGAATGGTGAGACTTCTGTCTTCTGGAATCTGTTAGAACAGGCTTTCAGTGCTGAGATTACTGCGGGAATGCGTAAGATGTTCACAGCAATGGAAGCACTGTGCGGCCAGTCTTCCGGTACTCCTTATGACAAGGCTTATGCTTTCTATAAAAAGTATTTCCTCGGAATAAAAGAATATTTCCCGGCTACGTTAGTAAATGCTGATGCCAAGCGTTATGAAATAGCCAAGATAGCTTATGATAATGATTCCTATAGTAATGATACCGACCCTATTACGCAGAGTCATGGTGATTTCTATAGTGCAGAAACGGCATGGATAAAGAAGCGTATCATGTATATTATGAGTAAGTATAATTATGGCTTATTCTCTGCCAATGGTACCGACACCATCATTGTACGTGCTGCCGGTGATTTGATAGATTATGATATCACTCCGGCTTTCGATATGTATCCGGCCATTGCAAATGGTACGTCCATCGTACAGGGCACACGTACCAAAGCCGGTGAGACGTGTCGCATAACTATCGACCTTGGCGGTAGTGCCGACCAACAGAATGCGATTCAGGCGGCGAGTTGGTTATTGAGTATTGGAGACTGGCATAAAAAGAATGTTTCCGGTACCATGGTGGTACGCGGTAAGCGTCTGTCAGAACTCATACTTGGCAGTAAGACAGATGACGTAATAATCTCTATAACAGGACTTACGCTTGCTGATTGTGGTAGTATGCAGAAGGTTCTACTGTCTAATATTACCACTTTACAGGGGACTCTCGATTTAAGCACAATAATCAACATTCGAGAGGTTTATGCAGATGGAACTAATCTGAGCCAGATAAAATTACCGAACGGTGGAGGGCTTGAGGTTATCGAGTATCCGGCTAACAATAAATACATCACTTTCCGGAACTTTCCAATGTTGACGACAGAAGGTTTGAGAATCGGTCAATGTGCCGTTAATATCACCGACTTTTTGATTGAGAATTGTCCTTTGCTGAAGCCGATGGAACTGCTGTCTGCCATTATTGAAGCGCAGCAATCACAAGGCACTAACCATGTGCTGAAGCACATTCGTGCGGTAGGCTTTGAAGAGGAGTATTACACTGCCGATGCACTTAATATGCTTGCAAATCTGGCCGACGGCACCTATGAAGGTCTGTCTGCTGAAGGGCTGGCCGGAGAGGAAGCGATTCCGGTTCTTGATGGTAAGGTAATTGTCCATTCCAACTATTATCAGGACTTCGTGGATTCTCTGAGGAATACTTTTGACAGATTAGAGTTGATTTTGGAAGGTGAACCGGCAATTTATATTGCAGATAAGTACGCGAGAACCTTTATCGTTTCTGTTTTCGATACGGACAATGACGGCTATGTGACAGCCGAAGAAGCCGCTATTGAAAGACAATTGTATTGGGATAGATATTCTGATGCTAATAAAGTTCAGATAGCTGATTTAAGAGAACTGAATGCAATAGAAGGTTCACCTTCACAACTTACTAATATTAAAGAATACTATATGGGATATCGCAATACGGAAACAGGTAATCAGATGTTCTATTTAAATACCAGTATAGAAATCCTTGGAATTGGCACCAATGTAGTGAAGGTATCTCAAAGAACATGTAGGGGGTGTACGAATCTAAAGAAGGTCATACTAAATGATAAAGTTGAAATATTATATGGAGACCCGTTTAGGGATTGTGTAGCACTAACCGAAATCAGTGATATTCCTGATACATGTTACGAGATTGGTGGTGATTGCTTCAATGGCTGTTCTTCTTTGAAAAGCATAGTAATAGGCAGAGGAATAACGCAAATATCGTCCAGTGCATTTCGGAACTGTACATCAATGGAATCACTATTCATAAAAACAGCAATTCCCCCGATGCTTGGAAATGATGCCTTCACTAACAATCATTGCAAGATATACGTCTCTATTGGTAGTGGTGCAGCTTACAAGGCTGCTACTAACTGGAGCGCTTATGCAGATCGAATTTACGAATATGACTTCTAAATATCTTCCGGAGCATTATGAAGAGATTGATATACTTGAAAATGAGGGTAATGATGAATAAAAATTTATTGAAATGGCAATATTAAGTACAGCTAAGATTGTAGGCATGCTTGCTTCCGCAAAGAAGACAGGCAGGCAGGTGATGAACGCGGCCGGTGAATGGGTTGCGGAGGTGGTGGAAGACTTCATGTCCGGATTTGCTGGGCACGGTTGGAAGATATGGGAGTACGTGAAGGGCAAATGGATGCTTGAGATTGATTCTATCCGGGTACGTGAACAGTTTATCGTGTTCGAGATGCTGGTAAGCAAGATGCGTGCGATAATTGGCTCTTTGGGTATTAGTCAGGCGTGTGGTAAGATAGCTACTGTCACGCTATCTGAGGATGGTACAGAGTATCTCATCACGTTGGAGGATGAGACCATGAGCTTTGTCACTCATGACTTCATGCGGTGTCAGACCTATACAGGTACTAAACAAACATTCTATCATGTAGAGATATCTTCTGTAGTGGACGATGTGGTCCATGTGCCGGTATCGGAGTTTGACAGAGATGCTGAAGGAATTGTAACTAATCCTCCGGAGCCAGGTAATGATATTGTTCAGTTCGGCAACTCCGTGAATAAGAATCGGCAGTCTGCCATCTATATTCATGCTGACGAAAGCGGCCAGCCCGCCATTGACATCATGTTCGACATTGACAGTAAGGACTGGACTGGTAAGGTTAAAACCCGTCTTGGCGGCGATATTCCCGGTGGAGATGGTGCCCGTGGATTTTACTGCGAAAATGGCATGATAAAGGGTACAGATACCAGCGGACATACAGTCTATTGTATACATCCTGACGGAAGTGCCGAGTTTGGTGACGGCTCTGCCAAGTTTAATGCTGATAAGTCTGGCTCTCTTGCCGGTGGTGCTATCTCATGGGCATGGGATGCCAGCAAGAATCAATTCATCACCTCTTTTAAGAATGTCGTTATTAAATGGGAGGATCTTGATGATGAAGTCAAAGAGAATCTTAAAGGTGAAAAGGGCGACAAGGGAGATAAAGGAGATACTGGTGAAAAGGGGGGTGATGGTACCAATGGTGCCGATGGTATTAATGGTAAGGATGGCACGTCAATAGTATGGAAGGGTAGCTATGTTTTTCATCCTTCTAATCCTCAGAATGGTTGGGCATATAAGAATACGACTGATGGTAAGAGCTATGTCTATCAGGACGGTACATGGTATCAAATGACTATTGACGGTGTGGATGGAGCTAATGGTAAGGACGGTGCTGACGGACTGGATATAGTTTGGAAAGGTGATCTATCTACGCCTCCGATCAACCCGCTAAAGAACTGGGTATATCGTGATACTGATAACGGACGGGTATACATCTATAATGGTACTGCCTGGGCTTTGATGGTGACAGATGGCAATGATGGTGCCACCGGTGCTGCCGGTAGTGATGGCCTATCGGTCTATATCACCTATCACGACAGTGAATCCCAACCGGGAAAACCTACAGGAAACGGCACCTCGAACGGCTGGCATACTGACGCAACGAGCACAGTTGTTTGGATGTCTCAGAAGGTCGCAGAAAGCTCATCTTCCGGTAGTTGGGGGACTCCTATCAGGATAAAGGGGATAAAAGGCGACACAGGCCCCCAAGGTGTTCCCGGAACTCCCGGTAAAGATGGAAAGGTTTATTATACCTGGATAAAGTACGCTGATGATGTGAACGGAGCCGGGATAAGCAATGATCCAACCGGCAAGACTTTCATCGGTCTTGCATACAATAAGGAAACCGCAACAGAGAGTAATACGGCTTCTGATTATACTTGGAGCCGCTTCCGAGGTGAAGACGGTACGGATGGCGTTCCCGGTCCGGCAGGAGAAGACGGCAAGACTACTTATACATGGATCGCTTATTCCGATAACGCGGACGGAGCGGATATGTATCAGATTCCGACTGATTCGACCAAGTATATCGGCATAGCAGTTAACAAGGATACGGCAATAGAGAGTACTGATCCCGCAGATTATACGTGGAGCCGCTTCCGTGGCGAAGATGGCGAAGATGCTGTCATGTATACCATTGAATTCTATATCCAAGGTCTTTTAGTGGATAACATTGCTTGTGATATTCATTCAAAACCTATTGCTGGCAATACGCTTGTTGCTAAACTATTCCGCATTAAAGGTAGTACTAAGGAACTGTATTCAGCGGGTAACTGGATCGTAAACCATTGGCTGAATGGTACTGAGGTTTCTGATCTTGATTACTCCAGTCCTCGGAATTCGGTTGAGATTGCTATTGTTGATGACTTTGATAGCATATCTGTAGGAATATCCGGAGGATCGAATTCGGATGATCCTGTCATAAGTGCAAGCGGATCAATCTCTAAAGTTATGTCAAATGTACCAGATTGGCTTGTAGGCTGGGACACGAACAAGGTACAGATCGGTAGCGAGTATATGATATCTCCGAAGCTGTTTACGGGAAAGAATACCGGGACAGCCGAGGAACCGATTTTGACCGGCATAGTCCAGGGAGATAAGTGTATCACTATAGACGGGGTTGAACGTAGCGGTATTTTTGCCCTGGTTAATAATGAGGTAGTTTTTGAGCTTGATCCGGAAACGCAGAAATATAAATTCAAGGGGCGAGTTGAAGCTGATGAAGGATATTTCAGAGGATTGATTGAGACTGCTATTGATGGTAAACGTATCTTGCTTGATCCAGATACAGGCACAATAAGCATGTTTGATGCGGATGATGTAGAAGTGATATCATTATCATATTTGACAGAATCGGGAAGAACATGGGCTACAATAAACATCAAAGGTGAAGCTGCTGGTGGTTATACGAATTCCACGTTACGCTTATCAGGCAGCAAGATAGAACTTTTTAATGATAATGGTTTCATCGACCTTTATCCTAATCTTCTCCGAATTAATTATAATGGTAAAATTATGGAGGCTGGTATCGGAAGTAGTAGAAACGATACCGGCACTGTAGGGATTTTGTCTTGTACGGCTTGGCCAACATCTGCTGCTCAAGTTTATGATGGACAAGTCTATAGTGATAATGGAATATTGAAAGTGAAATAAAATCCCGTCCTACTTTCACAAGCCGGGCGGGACAAACACTATATGGCCTTATAGGCCTATCTGTTTACAAAGGTAGTATTAATTTTGAAAATGTCAAGTATATGGGCTTAAGCGAATGGTTGGCTATAGTTGGGACGTTAGGTGGGTTCGAAGCTATACGATGGGTTATAACTTTCTGGGTAAATAGAAAAACGAATGCCCGGAAAGAAGATGCTTCCGCTGATGCAGCGGAGATACAGAATCTTTTGAATGTAATTTCTAACTTATCCGGACAGCTTGATAAGTCTGATGCGCGAATGACCTCAAGAGACGGGAAAGTAGATTTCCTGTATTCTGAGAACAACAAACTAAAGGCTGAAAAACTGGAGCTTATCAAGAAGAATTATGAGTTGGAATTGCGTCTTAAAGAAGCCGAGTTAAAGAAATGTGATGTTCGTGGATGTGCCAATCGGCAGCCGCCCAGTGACTATTAATTAATAAGGAGGAAGAAAAAATGAAGTACTTTACAATTGCTGAACTCTGTAAGTCAGAGACAGCCGACCAATTAGGAATTGATAACCGGTGTAAGAAAGAGCATGTAGCCAATATGACTGCATTAGTAGATAACGTGCTTGATCCATTGCGAGAGGCATACGGGAAACCAATCACCGTGAACAGTGGTTTCCGTTGTCCTGCACTCAATAAGGCTGTGAAAGGCTCCGCTACGAGCGACCACATGAACGGACGGGCGGCGGATATAACCGGAGGAAGTCCGAAGGAAAACAAGAGGTTGTTCTATCTGATTCAGGAGCTTGGTCTTCCCTTCGACCAATTGATTGATGAGAAACATTTTGCTTGGGTACACGTGAGCTACCGAGGAAAGGATAACCGTAAACAAGTGCTTGCTTTATGAAACGTCTTATCTATTTAACCATGTTCCTGATGTCAGGAATATGGTTTGGTGCTTGCCGGAGTGTTAGGCAGGTGCCGATTGAAAGTAGAACAGATAGCATCTATATCGAGACGTTGATTCCAGTAGTTAATCCTGCCGATAGTGCCGCTATTCGTGCGCTCTTTGAATGCGATGAAAATGGTAAAGTTGTGCTTCGATGGCTGGATATTGCAAACACGAAGAATGTGCAGGCACAACTAACGATTGATAGCCTTGGGAATATGATAGCTAAGATGAATGTGCCGCAAGATACCGTCTACATACCTTCTAAGAAGATTACCGTTAAGGAATATGTAGAGGTGCCTGTAGAGGTCGAGAAGAAGTTAACCAGGTGGCAAGCTATGAAGGTTGAACTGGGCGGCTGGGCGTTTGGTATATTGCTCGCTCTCGCTTTATATATAATAGGTAGGTTGGTTTATAAGAGAATAAAGAAGTAGAAGTGATGCCTATCGTTGATGAGTGTTTGCCCTGGCTGGTGATAGTCGGGGCTTTTCTTAATATATATTAATTTGTAGTACAAATATTTGCACCATACAAATATTTGTACTATCTTTGTTGCATAAGAAATAAAGCAATAAAAAAATGAGCAAGTATTATCAAATAAATGATTTAAAGGTGAGAGTTTCAGACCACGAACCGAACACCGCGCTTAGAGGGTCAAATGATATCTACCTTTATGTAAAATCTGCATGTAATGAACTGCTTTCTATTGAAACCCAAATAGAGGTTCTCTGCGAGAAAAAAGAGTATAATATTTCTGATTTTCAGTCTGTAATAAATGACTGGAAAGATGGTTCTTATGATATACATGTTTTTGAAAACGTAAAAGAAGAGGTGGAGAATGATACTCCATGTAGTGTTGTTTCCCCATTGCTCGCTGCTCATAGAGCAAGTAATGACGAGAAATTGAAGGGATATTCATTGTCACGATTTGCAAGTCATCCTGAAATTAAGGCCTTGTCTGAAAAAACAGGGGTTTCACAAAGTTACATAAAAAAACATTTTGGTATAAGATAATATGGATAAGCAAAATTACAGAGAAGTATTAGGGCAAAGACTGAAAGAATTCAGAGAAGAAAGAAATCTGTCTATGTACGCCGTTGCCCAAAGGGGAGGAATCAGAATCGACCAGGTTAAAGCAATAGAAGAAGGTGTAACAAATTACACGATAGATGTGTTTCTTGGATATATTACAGGTTCTGATTTATATATGTATTTCTCTATAAAAGAAAACACAACAGCTATGCCAGATTTTAAAGAATTGATAGAAGCGGGCAGTAAATCTCATCCTGATAAGGCAGCCGAATAAGCTGCCTTATTTACTTCTTTGCCCGAGAAACGCTTTGATCTGTTGAGGCTATACCATACCATTCAACCTTTCTGCGCATCGTCTGACCGAAGAATCCATCACCTTCGCGTATATTTCCGTAGTGCTTACATGCCGATGTCCAAGCATTCGGCTTAATGTTGCAATAGGTATGTCGTTTGCAAGGCAGACCGTCGTTGCAAATGTGTGTCGGGCGATATGACTTGTCAGAGGTTTCCGAAAATCCAGTTTTTCTTCAATTACATGCAGATAATCATTGTACTTCTGATCAGATATTGATGGCAGTTTATAATTGTACTTCTTCAGTATCTGTAACGCAGGTTGCAAAAGTGGTGCAAGAAAGCCTGTTCCGGTCTTGATTCGTTCACCATCTATATATTGCATCCCTCCTTCAGAGACAACGTCTTTATAATAATCGAAAGTATTCATATCACAATATGCAAGTCCGGTGTAGCAGCAGAATACAAACAAGTCACGTACACGATCAAGCTTTTCAGACAGGTTTGCTTCCCGGAGAATTTTCAGTTCCTCAATAGTTAGCGGTTTCCGTGGTTTATGTTTTCCACGCTTATCATTAAATCGGTCATAAGGATTTCTGTCTATGTATTCCAAGGCATATACTTCGTTTACGTATACTTTAATACGCTTGTGATAGTTGTGTATTGTTGCTTGGCTACGATTGGAATCCTCGGTCCGGAGGAAGATGTCAAATGCTGTGATGTTGGCCGATGTCAGCGAAGCGAAAGAATCAATTTTCCCAAAGCGAGCCAACGCCTCTAAAGCTACAATCTGTGAAACCTTGGTAGAATGCCGAAGTCCACGTTCTTCTATTCTCTTTTTCATGTAAGAGAGAAAAGATGTAGGTATTTCCTTCTTAATTTCTCCTTTGATGAAAAGTTCGTAATTCTCCCAAGTGGCTGTTAGTCCTTGCGCGTACATGTCGTAAAACACCTGCTCATGCCTTTTGTAAATCTCGGCGAGACGGGCATTAATAAGGATGCCATCTGTGCGGTTGACAGCATGTAATTTATCATCCCATTGCCCGGCATACAATTTTATACCAGTACTCAATCTCCGGCGTTGGTTCCGGCTGAAATAGATTTCCAACTCAACGGAAGATGCTATATTCTCCGTTGCTTTCTTGCGTCTGTCAAAGACAAAACGAATGATAGGTAAATTGTTACTCATAGTGTGTACCACAATTTTTATTGCAAGATGTACCACTGTACCACATTCAGTATCTTAACGTGATTTTTAGTAATTTCCTGCAATGAGTTAAACGTTATGTAAAACCCACTGTAAGAGTGCTGAGTAATAGTAATATAAAGATAAGTAGTTGATTATAAATAAAAAGGGAATAAACTTTCGTCTAATCCCTTTATCGCTTCTTCGCGGTGCGTACGGGACTCGAACCCGTGACCCCATGCGTGACAGGCATGTATT